GCTCCGAAGAAACGGATCACGGCCGATATGCTGAACGATCCGGTCTTGCGCGATCAGTTCATGCGCTGGGCGTACAAGGGCAGTACGACGATCAAAGACCCGACGAAATTCGATGTCATCGCCTTCCTTCGTCGCACTTACGATGCGGACGATACGACGGCGGTAGTCTTCGCCAAATTTTACGACGAATATCTAAACAGTAAACAGCAGAAAAGATGAACACGCAGCCGATATTGATACGCGAGACGAGCAGCCCCACAGAGCTGGCGAAGCTCGCCGTCGACGCCGTTACCCGTGGAGACGTCGATCCGCTCGTCGCTTACGAGAATATATCCCGCATGGAGAAGGCGATCGAGCTGTTCAAGAAGTCCGAAGAGGTGCGCGACATTACGTTGCGCGAACTGGCTAAATACGGACACGGGAAAACATCCTCGGACTGTACGATCGAAGAGGTGGAGGCTGGCGTCAAGTACGACTACTCGGGCTGTAATTGCCATGCTTTGGACGACTTGTACAAAATGCGCGATGCGGTCATGGCCGACATCAAGGAGAAGGAGAAGATATTGCGGGCGTTGCCAGCCTCCGGCCTGACGGATCCCGCCACGGGCGAAATCTTCTATCCTCCTGCGCGAAGCAGTAAGACGACACTTAAAGTAACCTTCAAAAAACGATAGCAATGGCAGATTTTATCAATGTATCGCTCTGCGTGAGCGATATTCCCAGAGACAAAATTTTCGTCGCCGAAAACGGCAAGAAGTACATTTCGATATGCGTTTCGGAGCTTCGCCAGCCGGATCAGTACGAGAATACGCACTGCGTATTCATCCGTCAGAGCAAAGAGGAGCGCGAACGAAAAGACGCGCGCACATATGTCGGCCGAGGCAAGTCGGTTATCTTCCGTCCTGCGGAACCTACGCCGGATCAAGTCTCCGATTTGCCCGTAGCGGATAATACGGATGATCTTCCCTTCTGACGATGGATATGCGGATTACCGATGCGGAGGCGCGGGAAGCGCTCCGCATCCTCCGCGTCCTGTCCCGCATCCGCGGGCATACGTTGCTGACCGCAAAGGAATGGGATGCGTTACGCCGCGGAAGGTTGTTATTGAAGAAAATAAACAAACGTCATGACAAGGATCGAACAGATACGCAGGGAGGCGCGAGACATCCAGAATCTTCTTGAATGCACGACTTTTTCCGACATCGATTCGATGGTGGGGCGGCTGGATCAACTGGGTGTATATTATGCTCGCAGCGGGGCGTTGCTTAGCGAGGTGGTCGGGATGCGCGATGCAGCTGTGGCCAAGCTGCTTCACGACGAGAAAGAGACTATTCTCAGCCTTTCCCCGTCGCTTGCGAACAAACTGATCGGCAGTGCGTCTTCCGAGCTGAATGCCCTTGAAAAGTGGCTGGATCGGATCAATGCGGCGTGCAAGCACCAATGCGACAACCTTCGCACGATGATAAGTTTCGAGAAAGAGAGGATGCGGTTATGAAAAAAGATGGTTTCATACTATATAAGTCGTTCTACGCTCCTGTATCATCGCTTTCGGACGCACAACTCGGACGTCTTTTTCGAGCGATCTTTCGCTACCGTATAGACGGTATCTCGGAGGTGGAATCCGATATTCAAATGGCGTTCAATTTCTTCAAATCACAGATGGATAACGAGGATGAGAAATATTCGCAAATCGTTGAACAACGGAGGATTGCGGGCCGTATGGGTGGCCGCCCACGAAAAGACGAAAAAGCAAAAAAAGCAAATGCTTACAAAAAAAGCATTTGCAAGCAAAAAAAGCACATAGGAGAGGATAGGAAAGGAAAGGATATTATTACCAGTATTTCTACTGGCGTAGAAAATACTGGAGTAGTTGCTGAAGATATTTTACCTGATCCGGTAGAAGACCAAAACGCGTGCGTGCGCGAGGAAAAAGCCAAGACGATCGATCCTGCTCATAAAGCCGAGTTCGATCGTTCCGCTGCCGAGTTCGACAATCCTGCCATAGAAGCCGAGATTGTCGATCCTGCTGAATCTGCCGCATCGCACAAAACATGGAAAGAGGATTACGAGACGTATCTATGCGAGTTGCGCAAGGCCTATAAGACGCTCCTACGGGATGACGCATGGATTTCGACGCAGCAGCGCTACAATCCGAACTTGAATATTCCCCTGACGCTTGAAAAAGCCTGTACGACCTTCTGGGCGACAGAAGCCGGATGGCAACACAAAAAACGACAGCGAGCTAAAACGATCGATTGGCGTAGAACCCTGACGAATTCTATTTCTCAACCGCAAAACAAAGTTTACAATGACAACAGAGCTCGCACAGCAACAACCCCAAGCGGCGGAGTTAGCAACGGTTTCAAGCGCAGTATTCTTGAAACGTTACTCGGTAGCGGCAGTGCAACGTGAATTACGCAAAACCCAAACGGCGATTGCTTGCGCGACATCTTGTACCCCGGTATTGGCAACCATGCGCAAAATGTATGGGGAACGTTGGACGGCGGCGTACATCGCGCTATGGATCGTCAATGTGCAGGATTTCTTCAACGTTTCGGGCAAGATGAACGATGCGCAGGTAGAAGAGACGGCCTACATGATTCTTGACGATTTCTGGGCGCTTAATGTAGCAGACATTCATCTTGTGTTCAGCAGAGCGAAAAAGGGCTACTATGGCCAGCTCTACGGGCGTATCGACGGATCACTGATCTACGACTGGTTTCGATCCTATTTCGAGGAGCGATGCGATGCCTGCGAGAATCGGACTATTCGCCAAAGCGAAAATGCTCGGAGCGATAATCCGGTTACAGATGATCGTGCTACGGAATTTATTCAGAAACTAATCCAAAATAAACGGATAGACCATGAGGCGCGTTGAATCTCGTTTACAACAGTCGTTCGTCCGCTGGTTCCGGATGCAATATCCGTCCTATGCACTATGTCTGACGAGTGTTCCGAACGGCGGACTCCGGAGTAAGACCGAAGCCGCAATTATGAAGGCCGAAGGTATGACGGCCGGTGCTGCGGATTTGCTTCTGCTCGTGCCGAGGGGCAAATACGGATCGCTCGGTTTGGAGTTCAAGACACAAGTAAAGGGTAGTCGTCAGAGTGCCGTACAGAGAAGATGGCAAGAGTCCTTTGAGGCTGCGGGGAACAAATATGTTGTAGTTCGCACGCTCGAAGATGCTATTTCTGCCGCAAATCAATACATGAATCCGGATAAACAAATTTACCACAATGGAATCAACGAAACAGATTAAAATCGAAATCCGCAACCGTTGGACGGGCTCGGTCGTATTTGAATACACGAAAGAGGGAAACACAATCACCGAAACGGTTTTGGAAGCTATTAGGCGCGGTGCTGACCTGCGCGATGCCAACCTGTGCGGTGCCAACCTGTGCGGTGCCAACCTGTACGGCGCCGACCTGTGCGGTGCTGACCTGCGCGATACCGCCCTGTACGGTGCCGACCTGCGCAGTGCCGACCTGCGCGGTGCCAACCTGTGCGATGCCAACCTGCGCGGTGCTGACCTGTACGGTGCCAACCTGCGCGGTGCCAACTTGTACGGTGCCAACTTGTACGGTGCCGACCTGCGCGGTGCCAACCTGTTCGGTGCCAAAGGATGTTATCTATCATGTCCGACTGAGGGTAGTTTCATCGGTTGGAAAAAAGCCTCTGGGCATATCGTAAAGTTACGGATTCCGGAAGATGCGCAACGCAGTTCGGCAGCAGGGAACAAATGTCGTTGCGATAAAGCATACGTCGAGGAGATTCAGAACATGGACGGCACCATGGCAACTGTGGATGCCGTTCGTTCCGACCATGACCAAAACTTCGTCTACACCGTCGGTGCCACAGTTGAAGTTCCGGATTTCGACGATAACAGGTGGAGCGAATGCGCACCGGGTATTCATTTCTTCATCGATCGCAGGGCAGCGGTAGAGTACTAAACGAGATAAAACCATGAAAGTCATCGTATCCTTTTCAGGCGGTAAGGACAGCCTTGCGGCGTTGCTTTGGACGCGGGAGCATATCACCAATAATTTCACGACGGTGTTCTGCGACACGGGCTGGGAACATCCGCTGACCTACGAATACATCAATCGGATCGCAGATAAACTGCACCTCGATCTGGTAACATTGAAGTCGAATAAGTACGACGGGATGGTCGATCTCGCGCGGCAGAAAAAGCGTTGGCCCTCTGCGCGGGCGCGGTTCTGCACAGAAGAACTTAAAACGAAGCCGATGATCGACTATGTACTCGACGAAGTAAAAGACAATATGCTGATAATTCAAGGCATTCGAGCGGCGGAATCATCGGCGCGGGCCAAAATGCAAGCCCAATGTACGTTTTTCAAGTACTATTTCGAGCCTTACGGTTATGACAAAAACGGCCGACCGAAACGACATTCCTATCGAGGCAAGGAGGTACGAGCATTTCGGGTGCAGTTCGCTGATGATCTGTTGCGGCCCGTGTTCGACTGGTCGGCACAGCAGGTGATAGATTATATCCTTGCCGCAGGGTTGGAGCCGAACCCGCTCTACCGGATGGGATACAAGCGTGTCGGGTGCTGGCCGTGCGTGATGGCTAACCAACGGGATATTCTCAATATATCCCGCCAATCGCCGGAACGGATAGATCACATCGCACAGCTCGAACAGGAGTTGCAAAACAAGGGTCGGCGCAGTTCCTCGTTTTTCGGCCCTGACAAAATTCCTGCCCATGCGATCGCCAGCAGTAACAAATACCCAGACATCCGCGATGTCGTGCACTATGTCGAGTGGCAGAACGCGACGGGCAGTTTGTTCGACGACGACACGGCCACGAGCTGCATGAGTTATTACGGATTATGCGAATGACCATGACCCACGCCTCCCTATTCAGCGGTATCGGCGGCTTCGACCTGGCGGCCGCGTGGGCCGGCTGGACGAACGTCTTCAACTGCGAGATCGACCCGTTCTGCCGGCGCGTATTGAAGTATCATTTTCCCGAATCGGAACAATATGAAGACATACGAACAACAGACTTTACCGTTTGGCGCGACCGCGTCGACGTACTCACCGGCGGTTTCCCGTGCCAGCCGTTCAGCCTCGCGGGCAAACGCAGGGGTACGGCCGACGACCGCTACCTCTGGCCCGCAATGCTCGGAGTTGTTCGGACTGTTCGACCGCGCTGGGTCGTGGGCGAGAACGTTCTCGGAATCGTTAATTGGTCGCAGGGAATGGTTTTCGAGCAGGTGTGCGCTGATTTGGAAGCGGCAGGATACGAGGTGCAAGCGTACCTTATACCAGCTGCGGGCGTCGGTGCTCCCCATCTGCGATACAGAACATGGTTTGTGCCCACCGTGGTGACGCAAGGGCTGAAAGTTCATGGCAAGAGCGGTTCGGAGCCATTGCCGCCGGCTCTACTGCCGACACCGGTCGCGTCGGATTGCGGGAGCGGGCGTGTGAACAGGAGCCTGTCGAAGGGTGCGACTGCTCGGCCGACGCTCGCGCTTGCAGCGCGGATGGGGCTGTTGTCGACGACGACGGCCTGCGATGCGAAAAACAATTCGTTTCCTCTCAGTCATGCGAAGCGGAAGAGCGGAGTCGTCCACGACGTCATGATTTCGCATCCGTCCCGAACTGGGAAGGGTTCCCGACTGAATCCCCGATATGTGGCCCGGATGATGGGCTTTCCGCCGGACTGGACGGAATTACCTTTCCGGCATGGTGCCGCGAGTCGATCAAAGCCTACGGCAACGCCATAGTCCCGCAGGTGGCGCTGCGGATTTTCGAAACGATAAATGAATACGAGAAGATATGACAAATCAAGTAACGAGCATCGAGCAGTCGAAGCGGCTGCTGGAACTGGGCGTGCCGGCCGAGAAAGCCAGTATGGCATGGGTGCCGGATTATAAATTCGATGGCCAAACAAGACGATTCGTTCCGACCGGCGCTTTCGATCTCTGCATTAAGCATCGCGTGTATAATGTAATTGGCGAGAAGATAATCCCTGCCTTCACGGTTGCAGACTTGCTCGAAATGTTGCCTGCGGGCATCACGTATGGCCGCTTGCACATTACACGCAGTTCTTATTCGAAAGGGGAAGATTGGCGAGTTTTCTACAAACGGGTTGGAGTATCAAAAGGGAGCATCATATCTTTTGGCGGTCACCCATTAATAGGACCTGCGTGCAACATGATTGAGTGGGTAGTGTCGAACGGTTACAAGTTGAATGTATGAAAAAGATCATGTTCAACGACCGCTACGGCTTGACGCAGGCGGTCATCGAGGGCCGAAAGACCATGACGAGGCGGCTGGAATTCGACGACAAGCTTCAAAAAATAATCGCCGATTCCGATTCGTATTATTATGACGACGGATACCTCGTATTCGCCACTCAGGGTGTAGATATTCATCATGTGAAAACCCGCTACAAGATTGGTGAACTCATTGCCATTGCGGAAAGCTATTTCTATGTCAGAAATATTGTCGTCGGCCAAGAGTATAATGATAGGCTATGCAAAGCGTATAGAATAGAACATACAGATGATGTTGTTAAGCTTGCAGGGTGGAGCAACAAGGAGTTTGTCCGTGCAGACCTTATGCCGCACCGAATCCGCATCACCGGAATCAAGTGCGAACGGTTGCAGGATATTTCGGATGAGGATTGCATGAAGGAGGGGGTCTTAGGGGATGTAGAGTACGACAAATACGAAGTTTATGGCCTTTTTGGAAATAGCGATGACGGGTTTGACACTCCCCGCGAAGCCTTCGCTTCGCTGATCGACAAGATATCCAGCTGCGGAACGTGGGCGCACAATCCGTGGGTCGTGGTCTACGAGTTCGAATTGGTAAAATAGGAAGGATATGAGATTTTTTAGAATATGTATAGAGAAGTGCGAATGTACTGATGGACGACGCATTATAGCAAGAAGGCGATATTTGGAGGTGTACTTGTTCGGCCGATGGTTCGAACTGTTCAAAAAGATAGGGAAGTGCAGAGGATGCAATCTGCTACTTTAAGAAATAGCGAGATTCTGGCAAAATCTCGAAATAATTACAAAAAAATGGAGACTATGAGAGAAATTAAATTCAGAGGCAAGCGCCTCGACAACGATATACAAACTGGCCCTGCTGATGGCTGGGTAACAGGATTCTACTATCAAGGCCTTTGCGAAGGCGAGGTAAGGCATTTCATTGCATCGTGCCCCTGTGTATGGGAAGTCGATCCCGCTACCGTCGGCCAGTACACGGGGCTGAAAGACAAGAACACGAGGAAGGTCTATGAGGGCGACGTCCTTACCGACAAATTTGAAAGCGTCGGAGTTGTCAAATGGCAAAACGGATGTTTCGTCGTGAACTTCGGGGATGTTGATGTTTTTCAAATCTCCGATTGCTTTGATGATTCATATCAGATGTGGGTCATCGGGAATATCCACGACAACCCCGAAATGCTGAAAGGAGGTGAATGATGAAAAGCAAAGAAGCAAAAGAATTTATCGACGGGTGTATGGATCATCTCACGATGGAGATGACTGACCATGCCAAATGGCAACTTCGGGCTGCAATGACCCGTGCGGCCGAACTCGCCGAGCAGGATACCGAGCAGCAGATGCGGCAAAAAGCGGTAGAGGCATTCAAGTCCTCCTGCGAATACAAGGACGGTTGTGGCGGGATCGGCAGGGATTGCCACCCTGTACTGTGTGAAGATTTGGGATCATTTATCCAAAAACTAAACGAGATATGAAACTGAATAAAAACGAAGAGTGGATAATATCCTACCTGAAAGGTAAAGACTATGTGTCGCCGTTGGTAATCGGCAAGGCACATTCCCAAGCCTTTGGGTTTAGTGAGACACACCACAGCAGTTGGACTTCGCCTATCTGTTTGCGGCTGGTGAAAAAGGGGGTATTGCTGCGCAATGATAAGGGGCACTATAAACTGAACGAAATATGAAAACGATTAAAGAACGGGCAAAATCGTACGCGCGAAAAGTATGGCGCGGTGGGGTCAGAGATTTTGTCAGCCACAAGAAAGCAACTTAATTGGATTTCATCGCCGGTGCACAATCCGAACGGGAAGAATTGATCCGCTGGCGCAATTCGAAGGATTTACCCGAGCGTGACAAGGACGTGTTATTGAAAATACAACTTGTTGGGTATGACGAACCGATGTATTCCATTGGATATTGGAATGGCTCTTATTTCAGCAATACGCTCGGACATCACGGTGAAGTTATCGGCTGGCGGCCGATTTACGAAAACGAATAGAACGATGGGCATCTTGATTACACACGACGGCGTGACGAACGATAAGATCGCCAAAGCGCAGATCGAGGCCGTCGAACGAAAGCAGAACGAATACAAACTGATCGGGCAACTGGTTCGGGTACCCGGTCATACCCTCTATAAATTCAATACGGTTACACGGACAGCGCAGAGAGCGGAAGTGGAGGTGTCGGCCGATTCCTGATTGTCCTAAATAATGCTATCTCGCAATGATAGATTTTCGCACCTTGAAATAACACGAAAGATGAGTAAACAATACGAAGTGAAGATCGCGATTCCGGAGGGTTGCAGACTCGTAGGCTGCCGCACGGACGAAGATTGGGCGATCGTGGTCTTCGAGGATGCCTCGGGCCCGAATATCCGTCAGATCGGGTTTTGCAGGGAGCACACCGGAGAGGTGGAGGAGCAGGATTGTTTAGCGGACAAAATTAAATAG